GTACTTGAAAGAAGTAAGCCTGTGTCAGCTACGTGAGTTAAAGAAACATCTTGGTCATCACCAAAGTTTATAACTGCACCATCAGCTAAGAATAAATCTGAGAACTCTAAAGAGCTAGTTCCTAAAGCAGCTCCGTCTGAAGCATCTGGAACAAAAGCTGTAGTAGCTGTAATTGTTGTTCCTTGTATAGTTGTACCAACAATAGTAGTTGCTGAACTTGCTCCAATAGTTGCTCCGTCTACAGTACCTCCATTGATGTCTGCTGTATCTGCTACAAGAGCATCAGTTGTAACTGTACCATCAAAATAAGCATCTTTAAATTCTGCTGAACTTGTTCCTAAATCTATATCATTATCTGTAGAAGGTACGATAGCTCCATTTGTAAATGTAACTTGGTCATCTCCTCCTGCTGCTATAGTAATTACATCTGAACCACTAAAAGTTATAGAAGTATTTGAATCTGCGTCACCTGCAATACTATCTAATTGAATGCTTCCTACATTAGTTATTGCTGAATCACTAAAGTCTATTGTTCCTGTAACATCTAAGTTACCACCTACAGATACATTACCTGTAGTTGTTATTGCATCTATATAAGCATTCTTAAAATATAATGAACTTGTTCCTAAATCAACATCACTATCTGTAACAGGAGTAAGAACTCCATCTGATAGTCTAATTTGTTCTACTGCGGAAGAAGATACTTCGACAAAGAAACCCCATCTGTTGTTTGTACTGTCTACAACTATCTTATTTAAGAAATCTAAGTCACCTATAGTATGTATATTACCACCTTGACCTGCTGTTCCATCGTGTCTGTGACCTGTAGAGCTCGCAGAACTAGAACTATATGCAAATGCATTTACTAATTGATTGTATTCATTATTGAATAACGCAGCAGTTATAGTATCTCCATCTGCGAATGAGCTTTGTCTTGTATATGTTTGTGCCATTTATTATCTCCTGCCTGAAGGTATATAATCTACATAAAAACCATTTATAGTATAAGGTGGCTTTGTATCATTACTTATAATGGTAAAATTATTACTTGTTCCACTCCCTTGTAATGGAATTCTTATTAAAGGGTTATCTCCACCACCAAATACGTTTGTATTTAATAATGCATCTCCGAATTTTGAAGGAGGGTTTATAATCCCTATATCAAATAAATCTGGTGGTTGTGGGATATCTGTATTCCCATAATCAAATCTAACTTGTACATCAGGTTCTACAATGCCTTCAGCACTTGCAGAAACTCTAACATAGTGTAAAGTTTTTAATGTTCCTAAATCTCCGTAGTCATAGTTAGGTGTTTCATAACGTGCTAAGATATTAGTACCATCAAAACTATTTCCAGTATCATGTTGATATATGTATCCTTCGGTATCTCCATGATAATATTGTTCTACATTATTACTATCAAATCCTGAACCGATTGCAGTAACTTCTAAACTTCTTGTTTCAGACCATTGAAATCCTTCTGGTCGTAATGTTCCTATTATTCCTTTTTGTTGTGTTTGTTCTAAGCTTGCGTTTGTATAAAATAATCTATATTGAGATTTATCTCTTAGTACAACACTACTTATTATATAGCTATTTATGCTTTCTGTCAAGTCCGTAACAAGCGGTTGTATGGCTTTACTAACTGTACCTAGTTCAACGTCACCAATTCTTGCTGTACCGGCTACTGTTCTTAAACCATCTGGAGCTAAAAATATTAAGTCACCACCAATCTCTTGAATACTATATCCACTTAAACAACCTACGTTTTTTGTAACTGGTACTATTGCAACAGTACTTGAATTATTAATATTTATAAGTTTAAATATACTGTTAGTACAGAATATAAATAGTTCATTACGGAAACCTCTAATACCTTCTATTTGGTCTTCTAGTACTATTGACCCTGACCCTGTACTTGTAAAATCCGTTGGGTCTAATGTTCCACTATAATATACTGTACTTAAATTATCTTCAACTCCTGCAGCTATTAAATGCTTATCATGCGTTGTAACATATTTAACATGTTTTGTACTTGTGACTGTTATCTCTTCTGCAAAAAAAGTTCTATCTGATAGAGAACCAGTTCCTTCCATTCTGAAGCTATAAAGTTTATTAGCTCCATCTGCAATAATGACTTGACCATAATCATACGTAGGTCCATCAAACAATGTAAATTGACATTGACCTTGACTTGTTCTAGTTAAAGTACTTCTTCCGGTAAAGGTTGAATAGTTATCACCGCTTCCTGATACTGAACTTCTTCCAATATTTATCCAAGTAGCTCCATCATTACTAAAATATATTCCTGTTGATGCTGTAACAATAACACCATCAGCATATGTAAATGTACCTAGTATATTTGTAGCACTACCTGTAGGTCTTGTTGCATTAGTTGTACCAAACTTTTGATAACCATTTATACGTCTGTATCCACCTTCTGTAGATACTTCAAAGTTTCTTAAATCTTTTGCAACTCCGGGAGTTTTAAGTAAATCTATAACATTTGATGAACTTACTAATCCTCCATTTACCGCTACTGTATAAGGTTGTGATGCAGGCATTAAAAGTACCTTCTATCATCTGACATATAAGACGGACTTGGATTAATTAAGTTAGACTTCATTTGTCTCATACCTTTTTTATAATCGTCTAAAGCAAAAGCTGCTTGTTGTGGACTTTCTTTAAACTGCCATACATAATATCTTGTTCTGGCTGTTATTACATTAGCGTACTGGTCAGGTAATACTATTTCATCTCCATAAGCTGATAAAGCTGTAGGTGCATTATAAGCATAAAAATGCACATTATAAACTTTATCAGGTATAGGACTTAAACCGAACTTACGATGGTCTGGACTACGAATAACATATTGTGGTTCTCCATAGTTTTGACTATCTGCATCGTCTTGGTTTTCTGAATCTCTTAGATATCTAGTCCAATCATCTAATGTAATAAATTTTAATCCTTTTGAAACATAAGGAGCAGATTCACCGCTAACACTTATGGTTGTTATATAAAAATCATCCCAATCCACGGATGAATAATCTGTAGTAATACTAGAGCTTCCTGCTTTTAGTGTATACCATCTAGTTCCTGCAACAGAAGCTACAGTTACATTCCCATAAAAAGGGTCTGTTCCTCCACTTGCTGCTACTGAAAAGAAAGGAAGTTGAGGTTCTTCATTTGCTATATCTTTAATAGATTTATTTATACTATCTTTTACAAACTTTTGAATTCCTTTTGCACTTGCGAAAGTTGCAGAGGTTAATTCAATTTCATTAAGTTCTCTAAGAATATCGTTTGTTACTGTTAGAAATGAAGTTGCCATATTTATTTTTCTTCTTTAGTTTCTTTTTTCTTCTTTGGTTCTTCTTTAAACCACTTACCTACTGTCCTAGTATTGAAGTCGTTTTTTAACCATTTGTTGTAATCCCACATATTTAATTCCTTAAAAAGTGGAGGAGTCCGAAGACTCCCCCGAACTTTAAGATTAGTCTATTCCGTAGAATGCACCAACTAGAGCTTCGCTTCTAAGTACTTTCGCACCATAGACGTGAAGACCTCTCACAATGTCACCAAACGATGTTGGGTCTCTCAACACTTCTGTTGATAGAATTGTGTTTGCAGTTGCAGTAGATGAAATATGTCCTGCTAAACATTTACCTGCAGCATTAGATGTGCTTGCAATGTTATTAGACTTGTACATATCAAATCCACGAAGTTTTCCACTAGAAACTAGTCCGTTTCTTATAGAACCCTGTCCTGCATTGTAGTCTACTGATAATAGTTTAGACGCTGATTGACCTAATACTTCGTAGAAGTCAGGACTTCCAACAAACCATCTACCTTCTTCAGGTACATTTTGTTCGTCTAAAAGTCTAGCCATTCTAGCCATAAGGTCTAGAGGGTCTGTTTCACCAGATACACCAAGGTCTATGTTACCAGTTCCATCATAAACACCCGCACCTAAGTCCGTAGCGTTATCAGCACCTAACACGTGGTCTGGTGATGAAGACGATAAACCTGCAAACATAACAGCAATAACTGCAGCGTCATATGAATCTTTTAATGCATATGCAGCAGAGCTAGAAGCTACTTCTTTGAAATTGACATGTGACATGTTAGTTTCAATATCATCTACGATGAATTTGAAAGCTTTAGCACTATCAACAACCAAAGAAATCTCTTGGTCTGTTAATCTAGTTTCAGTAGTATCGCTATTTCTTGTGTAATCAGACACAGAAATAACGGGTTCTTTGATAATCTTTACTGAGTCTCCGAAAGAGGATATCTCACCGGCATAGTCGGTGTTAGTAATAGCTTCGACTACCGAGGCTTTTCTAAAAAAGTTTAAAACCTTTTTAGAGTAAACCGAAGGTAAAAAGAAACTATTAGTTTGTCCTGCTACGGAGTTAGCAAAGTTAGCATTAGTATCTGTTGAGGGTTCAAAATATTGAGCCATGATACTTTCTCCTTTGTTAAATTATAGTTTATTTAATGATTCTGCCTTCTTGCATAGCATCTGATATTTCCTTTTCGTATTTATCAAATTCTGCCATGCTCAATGCAGCAATCTCCCTTTCTGACCAAATTTTCTCTTGCTTGGAGTCTACACTAGTTGTTTTAGTGGAGACTAAATCAGCAGCAGATTCTTTAGTCGGTTTAGAAGATGACTTTTTCTTTTGAGAAGTATTAATTCCAAAATCTTTTTTAAACAAATCTAAAGCACGAGAAGCTAAATCAGCATCATCAGTATTACCAGTTATCCATTGTTGTATAGACTCAGGTTGTTCTTTTGTCCAATCTTGAAAGGTATCGCTATTTTTGATATCTTCAAAATCAGGATGCTTTTCTCCTAACCTTTTTAAAGCATCACGTTGTGATATTTCTTGCTCTCTTTGTTGGAGTTGACTAAGACGTTCTTCTAGAACTTTTGCCTTAGATTCACTTTGTAAGTGAGCTACAGTTTCTACCACCTCGTAAACATCAGGATATTCTTTTTTAAATTCTTCAAGTTCTTCAGCAGACTTTGGAGTTTTGTATTCAGTTCTATTTTTAGTAGCTTCTTCCAATAACTCTTGTTCTCTGGACTTAAATTCATTAAGTTTACTATCATAATGTTTCTTTAAATCATCATATCGTTTTTTATAGTTAGGACGCTTGTAAGGTTTATCCTCACTTACTTCCTGTTCTATTTCTTTTACACTTGAAGGTTCAGCTACTGCTTCATCTTCTGGTGCAAAAAATAAACTATTTGATGATACAAAAGGTTTATCTTCTATTTTGTGCCAGTCTTTTTTTGCATTATAAGGATTGGCTTTTTCTTCTTGTAAGACTTCTTCAGTCATTTTCTTTTCTCCTACTCAGGGCTTCGTTCACAAGGTAGCTCTATGTCGACTAGAGGGCTTGTATTGTAAAGGTAGCCTTTCGGTTATTATTGTGATAAAGTGCCTAATATCTTAGGGTAGCTTTATCGGCTATTAGCTTCTAACGTATTGTCTGGAAGATAACATTCCTTTTTTAATCTCATCACCTACAATATCTTTTTGTTCTTGCCTTGCAGCAAGAGCAGATACTGTTGGTCTAGAGACTCGAACATCTTGTTGTTGTGCAGCCTGTACTGGCATTTCAACATTCTCTTCTTCTTCAACTACACCGCCTTCCGCTACTTGTTGTCTTTCATCTGCTTGAGCTTCTGCTTCTCTCATCATAGCTTCTAAATTATCAGCTCCGATTTCTTCAGTTGCTTTTGCAGTTATGACAAACTCCCCATCCGATAACCTTGCGGGTATCGAATCGGATACTCCAGAACCCGGACCATCAACTGGTCCAGACCCTGCGAATTCTGATGCAACGTCTATGACTTTATCAAATATTAAAGATAGTTCATCGTTGCTTTCTAATTGTTCCATTAAGAAGTTTTCTTCTTCTTCGTCTAGAGCTTCATCTAATATAAAGTCTAGGTAATCGCTTTCCATAGTTTCATCTGAAACCATTGGCTCTTCTGTTGGTATTTCTTCTTCTACGATTTCTGGTTGCTCTTCGTTTATTCCCATTGCCTTTTGCATCTGGTCATCTATAGAACCACCTTCCGCTTTAGGTGGTCTTCCAACTTTACTTCCGTATGTTCCTTTTCCTTGTGGTGGCATATTAATTTTCCTCTTTTCTATTTATTGCTTCTACTACTTCATCCCTCAACTGCTCTAGGTGTACCACTAAACGTAGTCTCCCCTGACTGCGGAACATCTCCTGTTCCGATGTTGCCCCCACCAGTGCCTGTACTTCCAAGGTCTTGAGGTGGTTGAGGTGTTCCTGTAGCGGATTCCATGTTTCCGGGTTGTTCACCAGTAGGGCTAGGCTCTTCGCCTGTTGTTTGTTGAGCATTTTGCATTCCTATAATTTGAGCCATTATTGCAGCTTCTTCAGGGTCATTGAGTATTTCATCAGGGTCTAAATCTAAGCTGTAGGCTAGTTCACTTACGAGTTTAGAAATCTTAACAAAAGGAGCAATAGCAGGACTTTGTGCAGTTTGTAAGAACATAGTAAGCCTTTGGCTTCTAACTTCTTTTTGCATCAAGCTATTTGTTCCAGTTGCTCTAACTTCTAAATCACCTTTAACATCAAGACCACCTTCAAAGAACTGCATATTCCATTGGAAATATGATTCTCCTAAAGGCTTTAATAAAAAATCATCAAGATTCTTTATAACTGTTTTAATGTTCAGACTAGATGCACCTAATAACATAGACATGCCTGAAGCAGTTCTAGTCATACTTTGTACACCTGTTTGTCCATGAGAATAACTAGGTATGCCTGTTTGTTCGTCTGCAAGCTGTCTAAACTTGTCAAACATCATCATGTTTTCTGGAGCAGTATTAGGAAACTTCAAGCCATATATTGACTGTCCGGGCATTCCTGCTTGTCTTCTAAATACTTTTCCGGGATACACATCCATTGATTGTCCACCTACTAAAGCAGACTCATCCACATCAAAAACAAGAGAACCTGCTAGTGCTAAGTTATCAATAGCCATTCTAGCGTGTCCATTCATTATCTGTTGAGAATCATCCATGTTCTCAGCAACACCTATACCAAAGAAATTATAAGGATTTCTTTCGTAAGGGAATGCATTATAAGGTATACGATAAGGAGTAAAAGGGTTAACAACTGCTCTTAGCAATTTATTTCCGCATACCCATGCATTTATTTGAACTTCATCTAAATCATCTATATCATCAGATAGTTCAATTCCAACTTCTCTTGCATACTCTGCATCCATTATACCCCAGTATTCAAGAACTTCAAAATTACTTACGTAGCCGTCATCGCTTCTTGTATCATCTTTAAGCTGACTTTCAAAATCTTTTTCAACATAGTTTGCTCCCATTTGCAAACAACTACGTATTGCTTCTTCATCAAAGTAAGGCATATTACGTAACTGCCTTAATTGACTTTTGTTCATTTTATGTCTATGAACTATGTACTCGCATTCTTCTATATTTGTTGCAGCAGGGTCAGGATAAAAATCCCAACAACTAACAAACTCTATACGCGGTACTCTTACTTCTAAAGGATTATAGTTTCTTTCTTCTCCTTCTGAAGACCACTTATGTAATTTCTTATTAAAGTTAAATGGTCCTTTAACAATTCCTGTTCCTAGTAGTGCAGATTCTAATAAAGCATTTCTTATTTCTGCAGACCCATTTGATTCTTCTATTTGGTCATGGATAAGTTTTTCCATTCTTCTTGCAGCTTTTTCTGCAGGACTAATTTCAGGGATGTCTGGTATAGCTGATAATCCTGCTGCAAGCATATCATCTGCTTTCTCTTCTAGGCTTTCTACTTTAGTATAAGTAGAACCTGCTTCTAAAACTCTTCCGTCTCCTTCATATCCAACATCAAAAGGGTCAACTATATTCCCTCTATTCTCATCTGTTACTTCAATACTAGGTGTAGGGTTCTGTATATCTAGATAAGCATTTTCTTTTTCGCCTTCAGGAAGTTTTGTTTCTGCTATACCTATTGGAAATTTACCTGTTCCAAATATAACATCAACCAATTGACCAAAAGCAGCCAGTACTTTTGTTTTAGTAATCTTTACAAAAATACGAGACTTCTCGCTGTCTCTAAATTTAACTGAATTTTTGTAAAGACCCCTATAGTTTTCGTATGCTTTTAACCAACGTGTTTCATCAGTTTGTCTAGCATCTTCTGCTTGAGCATAACGACCATGAATTATTCCTACAAGGTTTTGTTTCTGGTCTGTTTCTAAATTTAAAGTTTTACCTGATTCTCCTTCTACTTCTTCGTAGATATTATCAGCACTTAAAAATGTATTTTTGTTTTCTGCCATAAAGCTTAATATCCAAATTCAGAATCAGCAGGCTTATACATTTCTCTTTTAAAACCTCTCATTCTTTCTAATGGGTTTTCCATACGAGGTCTACTCATTATCATATATCTTAACGCGTCATACGCGTGGTCCGAAGCATGTGTATCCACATCTTCTGGATTTGTTTTTGATAACGGAATACTTTGTAACTCTCTTATTAAGTTAGGACAAGTATTAAATATCTGCAATTTAGGTCTTCCGTTTTCTCTTATTTTCAAATATTCGTGTATTTGGATTTTACCTTGAATACGATTCTTATCTGCTCTTCTTAGTTTATGTCCTGCTTTTAAAAGCTCTTCTCCTACAGTTGGTCCAGTCGTTCCTGTGTTAGCCCATGCTGCAGTATCCAATACACCATTTACGGAGAAAGGGTCTTCTATCTCCATATCGGTTATTATAGCACCTAATTCGTGACCTGTCAAGCCTTTTCGATACAATTCGCGATAAATAATTAAAGTATTATCATTTAAATCTAATATTCCCCATAAACAACAGCTTTCTGAAGCGTACCCATAGTCAATGCCTTTAAGCCTTTCCCAATGAACAGGAAGCTCAAAAGGAGGAATAACATGAGCAGTAGGGTCAAATTCTACAAATGCTGCTCCTTCTGCTACATCCCAATTACCCTCTAGTAATTGTCTTCGTTGTATCGGAGGTAAAGACTTCAACATCTGTTCATAGATACCATCTTTAGCTAAGTATGGATTGTCTGCTAACTTAGCAGGTATAAACTTTCTAGTTAAGCCATCCTTACCTAAGAAGCCTTGATTAGATTCGTTAGGTTCTATGTATCTATTTTTAACCCAATGAGAACCAACACCACCGGGGTTAGCAGTACAGCGTAGATATGTTTTGATATTAGGGTCTGTTGTTCTTAAACGAGAGGCTAGGTAGTTCCATGAGAACTCTGTAGGTAAATGCGTTATTTCATCAAAGCCTATCCAACTATACGCTTGTCCTTGATATCTGTATACGTCTGCATCTCTCTCAAGGAATCCAAATTCTACTTTAGCTCCACTAGGAAAATTCCAAAGCTTCTCAACCTCTCTAAACTTAGCACCCGGAAATGCTTGAGGATAAAGCTCTCTGGATTTATCAATCATCTCTCTAAGTTCAGGCATAGACCTTCTAAGTATTAAGGCTCTGTGGGCAGGACGATGAGCATAGCGTAGAGGGTCAACTATCATAGCATAACTTTTACCACCACCCGCAGCACCACCATATAAAACATCCTTTTCATCTGCAGCTAAGAACTCTGTCTGTGGTCCTTCGTTAGGATGAAAGATAATCTTAGAGTCTCTAATAACTTCTTGTACTGAAGGAGCAACGGATTCTAAGTCTTCTTCCGTTACAATATTACTAGTAGTAGACTCCGTTGCTTTTTTAATTACTTCTTTTTCTTTCTTAACCTTTCTTTCTTTAGCTAAGATTTTTTCTTTAGCTTTCTTTATTTCTCTTTCTTTTTTAGCTAAAGCCATCTTCCGCTTTTGTTCAGCAGAATATCTGTATTTACTTGGGGGTGGAGCAGGCTCTAGTTTTTTAACTATCTTTGATATGCCTACATGACTAATAGAACGTCCTGTCTCTTCTGAGAGTTGTCTCGCTGCTTCTCTAAGAGTTAAACTTTCTTCTTGTATAAGCTTAATAAACTTTGCTAGACTTTCTTGTTGTGCAGGTATTGGTTTGAGATAACCTTTTATTTCTGAGAGTTCATAACCAAAAGGAATAGTTTTTCCTTTCTTTTTTATATAGCCATTCATAGTTGATTATGTTTTCTATAGACTGTTTTAGATTCCCAGTCTTCTATGGCTTTATGTATGCTTTCTTCTGCGAGAACAGAACAATGTAACTTTATTGGTGGTAACTCTAATGCTTCTGCTATATCTTTATCTTTTATTTGCTTTGCTTCTTCTATGGTCTTACCCTTTAACATCTCTACAAACATAGTAGATGATGCTATTGCAGAACCACAACCATAGGTTTTAAACTTGACATCCTCTATTAAGTCCCCGTCAAGCTTTAATTGTAGTCGCATTACATCACCACATGCAGGTGCTCCTGTCATGCCTGTTGCTACGTTAGGGTCTTGTGGGTCGAAATGACCAACTGCATGTTTTTCAGGTTCTTTAAGAACTTTATCAAATCTATCTAGTACTTGTTGTGAATAAGCCATTAATATAACCCCCAAACAGTAACTAGTATAACAATCAATACTAGTATCTGCTCTATGGTCATTACTTACGCTTAACTAAACTAAGTACTTTATCTTTAAGGCTGTTATATGTATCAGGCTTAGACTTTTTAAGTACTACTGCACCAACAACAACTATAACAACTAATAATATTAATATATCCATTTTATCTCCTAATTAGTTTTTATTTCTTTTTTACCAAAAATTTTATCAAAGTTATCTCTATATTCTTTACTATATACTCCAGACCTTGCTCTAGAGCCTTTACCTGCTATTGTCTTTCTAAACATAACAGGCTTTTCGTCACTTCCTACTTGCTTTGCCATTCTTTACCTATACTAATTTTTGCTCGTGGATTTGTTCCTTCTAAGTCACTTGATGTTTCTATACCTATAGCTATACTTGTTGTCCAACCATTATTTGTATAACGATAACCACCCATTAATAAATCTGTTGAAGTTTCTCTATTATCATTAAAAGGTTTACCATCTTTAATACTTGATATGTGTTCTAGTTCTACAAACTTACTAGTATTAACACAACCTGTTAAAACAAATACAACTAGTAACCCTCTTACCATTTAATGTAATATCCTTTCCTCTGTATGTGCTTCGTCTACTTGCTTTAAGTAGTCTTCAAACTCTGGTTTGAATGTTATTCCTGTTATTTCACCTACAATAGTTACTCCTTGCTCTTTAGCAATAAGTTCTGCTTCATAATCATCTAAAGCAAAGATGTTTATTCCTGCATAGACTTTATCATCTATGTGGTATTCAGTTAGGAATATCTTCATTGGTCTACTGTGATGGACTAACATCTTCGTAGTCTTCTTGTTCTATATCTATTAATTGCTTTTCAGGTAGTATGAATATGCCTCCATTAACATTTTGATTAATATCTAATCGTTCTGTTTTAGAAACCCCAACCCTATCAAGGATTGTCTGAGCAGCCTGAAGCTTTGTATTGGCTTGCGGTACTGCTGTCTCGCTCTCCATAACTTCTACGAGCTTAAAGGCTGCTTTAGGTGCTTCCCTTGCGAGGACTGTCTCGGCTAAATCCACTATTTCTTGTCTAAGACTATTTATTACTTGGTAGTGATTTCCTGCATAGCCTGCAAGTTCGGCTGAAAGCTTTAAATTTCCTTTTGTTTCGATTAAGTTATTGAGGAAGTCTTGTTGTTTATCTGTAAGATTCCTCTTTGAATTACTGGGCAAGTTCATATGTTATCTATTATATAGGCTATTTTGGATTCTGTCAAGCTTATATGAAAATAAATTAAATATTGCTTGACAAAAACAGGTTTTAACTGTATAATAATAGTTAACTATGCCCGGTCATAGTAACACAAATAAAGTCCCTATATAGTTATCTAAAGACTTCCTAGACTTAGAAGTTCCACATACCCCCGACCAACCCTACTTAACATTCAAAACTCTTTGAAATGTATGAGATTGTGCATATATAGGGGAGAGGGGGGACGGGTGTCCTGCCTGCCTACCTTACTTCAAAAGACTTTATAAATCTTTATAAACTTAACTTACTTTAAAAGACTTTATAAATCTAAAACCTAAAGACTTAACCTTATAAAATTTATACAGACTTATAAAACTTAAAAAACTTCTAAAAACTTTAAAAGATTTACAAAGAAACAGACTAAAACCTAGAGAGATTTATAGAAGTTATGAAGTTTACCTAGAATATAGGAAAATAATCAATGTCTGATATAGGGGTTTAACATCACAGAGTTAAGTACGTTTCTATAGCCTTAACAATCCCTTAGAGAGACTTTCACAAACTTTTAAGGGTCTAGTAAGGGGTAAGAGATTTTCGAGGTCTTAAATCGCATTTATGGGCTTTCTAGTTACCAACACAAAAAAAAGGGACCATTAAGCCCCTCTTTTAAGTTGTTTATCCTCCCTTTTAATTTAAGTAGTCATCTTCAAAGACTAAAGTAAGTCTATCGTCACTCTTGAAGAGTTCCCACGCTAGATTTATCGCATCCTGTGTGTTCTCAGCAGTTGAATGCTCCGCTAACTTAATAATGCTTTCTATTAGTTCATGATAGATTTTAACTTGTGTGTTGGTACTATCGTTTATTTTATAGTCGTTAAGACTTTCTATTTTTTTATCCATACCCTCTATAACGTTTCAAAACAGAAAAAGTGACAAATTATTTTCAAATAAAAAAAAAGGGTAGCTTTTAACTACCCTTAAAAAATATCTAAGTTGGGGGTCTTAGATGTTATTTTTTAAATCTTATTCTTTTTTAAGAATCTGTCCTCTTAAAAGATATTCAGCTTCATCTAATAAATCTATAACTTTACTAATTTCTGTTATATCAAATTCAATTAAACATTCTTTAGAAATTACCTCTTCAATAATCATAACTCCGTCTATCATGTGAGAGAGTTCATTACTAAGAGCATCAATAGCCAATTCAACGCCAATAGTTTTACTTTCAATTTGTTTTAAACTTTTAATACCTTTTTTTAGTTTTTGATTACTTAAATTAATCACATTGTTTTTATCTTTTGCCATAATAAAAAAGGGGCAAATTTATTAGACTTACCCCTTCATAGTTTTAACTAAATATTCCGCCTTTTCGTCTGTAAAGATGAATTACAAAATTTTCATTGCGATTCATGTACTCTTCTACGCAAGAATAAGGCTCTTGATTATTTGCAAGTCTTTCCTTGCAGTTCTCTTCAAACATTAAGCGAATAAAAGTTTCTTTTCCGCTTAGACGTTTAAGCCTTAAATCCTCTTCTACAGAAGTGGCTAAATGTTTAAGTGAAATATTCATGCTAGGGTTTCACTTTCCCATTTTTTAAAACTTTCTAAAAATTTCTTTTCAAAAGTTTTTGGAAAGGTCTCGGAAGATTTTATTTTAAGGACCTGCAATCTTGTAAATCCTTTTCCTTGATTAACTTCATTCAAACAGTAAGCACGAACGCGGTCAAAAACCGCTTCTTTCGGTTTATTTTTTATATCTTTACTGCATAAATGAGTAGCTAAAGACTTTACATCTTTGTAGATGATTTTTTCGTTTTGCTCCTCTTTTGGTTGTTGTTGTAAAGCTTCTAATTGTTCCTTGCTAGAAGCCACCCAGTCTTTAAAAGTTTTTTTAGTTTTATTAACCATTTTATTTCCTTTTTAAGTTATTACGCTGAAACCATTTCCAACGCTTGAAACCCAAAATACACCCAACGAATAGAATCACCTAGTAATATTTTTTTACCGCAAGCATAATTTTTTCATAGCGTCAACAAAAATATTTTTTCTCATTCAGAAAAATTTCAATCTGTCAACAATTATTTTTTTTCTGTCGTTGTTTTGGTGTGTTACTCTACTAATACACCAGTCTACTGTGTTACTACACCAACACACCATTACTTATAAGCATTTTCTTATTTTAAAATTAAGGATTGCAAGGCATTATAACTATTATTTTTAAGGATTGCAAGGATTGATAGCAAGGAAATCCTATTATAAATATAATCACGCGCGCGATTTCGCTTGACACCAAAAACTTCAGTCGCTAAAATGCTCAACAAACAACGCAATTGTGCGGAGTTAAAACAAACCTACGGAGGTTTATTATGTTAAAAACATTATATTTTAATAATGATGTTGTTGTTCAAGTGTTCAACACTAGCAAAGGGTTGTATAATTTTAATATTTATACAGATGTTAATAGAGATAAAGTGGAGAGTGATGATAATGCTCATAGAATTTTATGTAATGATGCAGATTTTTATGTGTCAGAAGATGAAACAACTTATGGATTAAAACGTAAAGCTTTATGTCAAATTTTAAGAAAAGTTAAAGAGGTGACAAATGAGACATCATAATATTACTTATTACTTTGCATATACTGTAGAAAATTCAAGTAAATTTCATTTTTATGAAACTACAATAAATACTGCAAATGGTGGTGAAAAGGAAGCTACTATTGAACTTATAAAAGCTGTTCCTAAAATAGTAGATTATCTTTTAATTGATGAATCGAGGTAAGCAAATGAAACAAATTGAAAACTTATTAAACCCTATTAGCTTGGAAAGGCAAGAAAGATTATTAAATCCACAAATGTCAGACCACTTTAAAACTTTTATGTGTGGTAAATATGGTTATAGACTTTATACTATTAAGATTGGTCGCAAATGGGTTATGCTACGCTCCAATAATCATAGAGCAAGAATAACTTTAGATAAATATAAAACTTTAGCCTTCAGAGAATGGAGAGAATCAGCACTAAGCGATACTTTAAAACTTAATAATAATATTAAGCCTAAGGGTTGGTGGACTGATTATGGTTTTGACAGCAATCCATTAGATGTTTTACTTAATAGAAAACATTTAACTTGGAGATAAAGTATTACTTGTTACTTACGCTTGACTGTGAAAATGGTCAAGTGTAAAATGCTCAACAAGAAACGAATAGTGGAATGAGTTTACCACTTTTATTTAAACTCAATAATTGGAATATAAGATATGCCCAATAAACATTTAGCTAATACTGTGCTAGAATACAGTAGACGTGGTTCTAATACTACTTTACCTATAAGTTCTGCTCCACAAGAGTTACAAGACTTATGGAATAGAGGTAATGATGAAGGAATCTCTATGATTAAAATTAGAAAGTATAAAGAAAGATATGAAACTACCAATGGAAAATCTTTTAGAGTACATAATTATGGTAAAGTTAGTCTTAATGAAATCTTACCTAAAAATCTTAGGACAGGTTTTATTGAAGACGAAGTTAGATTTAATGAGAAAGTTAAAGCAGGAGAAACAAATCCTACAATGACTATCTTAAGAGTACCTAGTAACTATGAATCTAATCCTAATTTTAATAGAGATATTGATAGTTGTTTTACCGCTTTAAAACTAGATAGGGGTTACGACAGTTCTTTATTTAGAAAATTCTTTAATAAATTTATATAGTCTTACTTGTTATTTACGCTTGACCTCGCTTTGGGGTTGAGCGTATAATACCCCAACAAGAAACGAATGGAATTAATATGAAAATATTCAATACACTAGAGAGTGCTAAGAGATATTTAAAAGATAACAAATACAGATACTTAGAGAACTATTCTCATAGAGAAGATATATTTGAGATTCATAAAAAAGGTTTTAAGTTAGTTTCTGTGACACCATACAGACAAACTTATGAGCCTACTAAATATCAAATTCAGAGTTTAAGATAACCATGCTAGTAATAGATAGGAATTACTACCATGTTAATAATTAGTCCTATCCCCTTTATCCTATACATAGTAAGATAAAAGTGGTCGAGGAGTGACTATGTAAGTCAGCCATTGAGTGCGAGAAGGTTATCTCAAGAAGTGACTATAAACTACTAGACCTTCAGAGTGTAGCTAGGTGTTGAAACTCTTATAAAATCCTTGAGGTTGGTAACTCTCCTGAAGGTCAGAGTCGAATTAGGGATAAGACTGAGTAATCCATACCCGAACTAGCTACACACTTTTATGATAGAGTATGCAAGTGGTTAAAGCTGATAGTCTGTAAAACTATTCTCTCAGAGTTCGTAAGTTCAAATCTTACCTCTATCACCAGTTTAATTGAGGAGAAACTATGCCAACATATAAATTACTATCAAGTGGTAGTGTCAAAGTAGATAAGAGCAATAAGATACAAGACAAATACTTTAGTAGAATTCTTTATCTAGCTCCACATAATTTAGCAGACGGCAAGAATACTGTATGCCCTTATGCTACAGTTGCTAAATGCCATGAACCCTGTTTAAATCTTTCAGGAAATGGATTCTATAATAGTGTTCAGAAAGCTAGAATCAGAAAGACCTTAATGTTTTTAAATGACAAAGGAACTTTTATGACTGAATTGTTTAAAGACATTTTTAAATTTGAAAAAGAGTGTAAAGACTTAGGAAAGCTACCTGCTCTAAGATTGAATGGAACGTCAGATATACAATGGGAGACTATCAAGGTTAAAGATAAAAACATATTTGATTATTTTCCTGATGTGTTGTTCTATGATTACACTAAAATACCTACAAGAAAGGTTGAAGGAATAGACAACTACCACTTGACATGGAGTTATTCAGAAGCAACAAAAAAATATGCAGAGTTGTTTGATAAAGTTCCTTACAATAAGGCAGTTGTGTTTAGAGATAAGTTACCTTCAATGTTTAAAGGCTTGAAGGTTATAAACGGAGACAAACACGATATGAGATTTTTAGATGAACCTAACGTAGTGGTTGGTTTAAAAGCAAAGGCTAAAGCTAGAACAGATTATTCAGGCTTTGTAATTGATAATAAAATAGAAGCGAGGGCACTATGAAAATAAATAAAGAAATAAAATTAATCATCAAAGCAATACAAGAACTTGTAGAAGATTCAGATGTGATTACTGATATTAAAAATGATTTGTTTGATGTTCAACAGCAACAAAAGTATGACCATGACCATGCTATGGAGCATGTAAATGATAGAGTTAATGATTTACATTATGATATTCAAGATGATTTAGATTCATTACAACATCAGATTGATGAACTGAAAGATGCTATTGAAGACTTAAAGGAGAAAGGCTAATGGGAGATTTTGAAGAAAGACTAAAGGCAGCTTGGAAAGAACATATAACAGAGTTATTAACAAACTACTGGTCTATTAAAGGGAGACCTGATTTGTTTCAAGATGTGGTTGACCATATTATGAAACTATATCCTGAAAGAATACTTGAAGAATCTTATGGACAAGATAGAACAGATGTAGTTCTTTTAGGTGAAGCCTTTGAATATCTACAGATACATTGCACATCAGCAGTATCATCACAAGACTTAGAGTTTATGGCTCTTACTGAGAAAGAGAGGTTGCTACACACATGAGAAAAACAAGACTTAAAGTAGAACATCAACCTATTACGGGTTCGAGAGGAAAGAAAACACATATTGGTAGAGGAAATGTAGGCTTTGCCACTATGCCCAAAAGAAAAAAAGCTACATATAAAAAATATAGAGGTCAAGGAAAATGAGGAATACACCTAAAGTAAAACATTTAAAAACAAAAACAGTTATTGAGTTAACTCCAAAAGAGTTAGACCAATACTCAAAGTATCTAAGAGAATTAGATTCGGCAACACAAATGTTAAATGAATGCGGAGAATTATATGTAAGTGACCTGCAAAATTTAATAAACTTAGAGTGGAGACTAAGAGAACTGTTAGGTCTTAGATTTAATAGAGAGACTTGGCAGTATGAAAAGGATAAAAAATGATTAACATATCACAAGCAACACTAGATGTTATTAAAGCTATTCAAACTAATAAAACTGTTAAGTTTAAGTATGGTAGCTATGAAGGTTGGAGAGAGTTAGAGCCTAATGAATTCTTTGGAGACTTTGAAGGAATTGGTGGTCGCGTAAATGTAGATGAAGAAGATAAAGATAACTACAGAAAGTTCTACTTCCATAGAATGACAGAGTGGAGAGGTATCGAGCCTTTGTATAAAGTTAATTTTGAATTAGACTTTCAAGGCTACCCTTCTGATAAAGAAATCTTAGAAAGACTACATGAACTATTAGATAACTGTGAACCCATTGACTACACAATTATCTTGGAAGAAGAAAGATGACAGAGTATGATGCACACAAAATCCACGCAGAAGAGCAGGAAAAAAATAGAATTACTTCTCTTTACGCAGACAATGGAGTGTTGACAATTTATTTTGCAGATGCTACAATAGAGATATGGAAAAAAAACTGGAGAGGAAAACTCAAACGAATTAAAAGGAGAAATCAATGAAAACTAAAGATTACGTGTACATAGTAGCCTATGTATTATTTTTTGGATTTTTTATTACAACATTAGTAGAAGAACTACAATACCAAGACGAACAATTTAAAAAAATTAATAAATTAAATAATGATTTATTAAAAATATCACAATATGTTCAAAGCAATTTAACAGATTTTGAATATCTTGAAAGGAAGATAGATGATAATTCAAAGGAATTAGACGAAGTTAAGCGACAATTACAAGAGACACAAGACTCTGCTGACTCGTTTTATCAAATGTTTTTTGACACTCAACCACAAAGAGTTGAAGAAGAATTAGTTGAAGATATTGAGGATAAAGGTAATCAGGATAAGATTGCAACACCTTTACCTGCCCCTTCTGAAACTAAAGAGCAAGAGGTAGTAGAATTACCTGTCGAAGTGCCTGTCGTTAAGATAACACCTACTGCTTCTTGCCCTACCCCTAACATGTCTCTTCTTCCTTACATAAAAGATATATCTTTGAGAAGAGATTACTCTTTTAAAGTTACGTATGACGTAGAAAACTCTACTGTTGTTAATACAAGATATAGACCTAACATACCTACTAAGTTAAAGAGAGGTATGGATAGCTACTTAAATTCTTTTAAACTAAATGGTGATATAACAGATTGTTATGTGCCTATCAAAATACTAGGAAATTAATATGAAAAGATTTATACTAACACAACTACAGTTTAATCAATGGGATAACTTTTGTTTAGACAATGGTAAAACCATGTATGAAAATGGAGATGCTTACATGAACGAGTATGACGAAGACAATAAAAAGTTTATTGTTCATGTAGCACACTCAGAACAATCAGGAATTATAAAGTTTTT